TGGGTTATCGAGCTTCAGCCGCTTCTGGTGTTGGCCGGTCTACTCGCCGGGGTGTTCGTGCTGTGGCAGATGATGTTGACCACCTTTGAGCCACGGAAGCGATGGAATCAGTGGCGTCAGAAACGCAAAGAAGTCGGCTCAGACGACCTCTGACTTATCGGAGTCGTCCCTAACGAACTCACCAACACCGGCCTGCCACCGATCATAAGCGGCGACGTGATCGGGGAATCCCAGCCGGATCAGTTCACGATTCACCTTGTCGGCCTTGGCGATCAATCTCAGCAGATGTGAAGTGAACCAAGTGCCGCTGTTGTTCATAGCCACCAACATCTCCATCTTCCAATTATGTTCATCCATTTTTGTCATTCCTTTCATGGAATTGCTCGGCAGCGCGCTTTTCCGTCTCCCAATCGACAAGGATCTGGAAAGCTCTGTTCCGGTGTTCCCAAGATCGCTTCACAATGCGAATCCGATACCAGCGCAGCCATCTTGGGAGGGAGTGGGCGATGTCCACCATCAGGTCTGCCCAAGCAATGCTGAGATGGGCTGCTGCGACCTGACGTGGCTCGGACAGCTTCTTTGGCATTATTCTTCCTCGTCCTTTATCGGGTAGCCCCATGAGTCGAGGGTTCCATCCTTGACACCCTGGTCGATCTCGTACAGCCGCTCAGCAGCCCCGAAGACAGCCACGGTGAGCTTGTTGGCACCAACCCGAGCCCCAGCCTTGATGTGAGCCTCGACCGCCATGCTCACTTGGCTCAAGGCGCTGGCGAAGGGAGACATGGTGTGACGGACCCTTTCCAAAGCCTCAGTGAATGCGTCGGTGTCCACAAAGATCTTGACCTCAACCTCTTTGCCCCTGACCATCATCCAGTCTCCCCAAACATCTTGTCCCAGCACTTCCCGTGGGTGCCGGTTATCAGCAACTCACGCTTGTCAGCAGACATCTCGGGCCAGACGTTCTGGACATGCTCGCCACCCATCCAGCGATGAAACTTGTCCTCGTCCAGTTCGATTATCGACCTCTCACCGCAACTGATACACGGATTGGTCTCGTATGGCTTCATCATGCTTCCTGATCCTCGACTTCCTTCTGGGCGATGATCTGACGCTCTCTCTGGGCAGCGACCTCATCGCAGATGTCCTCGTTGATGGGGAGCCACCGTGGGGTCTCGCCTGGGTAGCCGTGGCCGTCCCACTCTGGGGGACTGAAGATGCCGTCGATCTGATGGACCTCGCACAGCCCCTCTTGGAACTTGTCGGCCTTTTGATAAGCCGCCCACATCCGGCGATAGACCTTCACGCCATCCCGGTCACGGTCCAGGTACTTGCCCCGTCCAACAAACCAGACTCGATCATCCTGCATCCGGTACGAGACGATCCAGAGGGGAGCTTCCTCGCCAACCCGATCTTCCTCTCGCTGTTGTCGTGCCGAGATTTTCATTTCGTGGGTGCGTTCCTCTTTGGCGCTTGTGACGAGCCCGACATTCAGATAGTGGCGCCGAAGGTTGCGCTCACGGCCATCTCCGAAGTGGACCCGAACCGTGTCGAGCATCGCTTCAGTGAAACGACCTCCGTGGCTGCGTCCAACCGGGAAGCGACGAGAGTGGGCTAGAGCATGAGCGAATTCGTGGAGGACGGTCTTCAAGGAAGGGGAGTCGGTACGAAACTCGATCCGATGTCCCCGAGCGTGATACAGACCATCCCACCGTCTCATCTGAGGAACGTGGATCACTCTTGGCTGGCGAATCTCAAAGTCCTGAGCCAGCAAGTCGATGATGTCCGTGGCCTCGTCAATACTGATGATCCCGAGATCACCTTCGGCCCGTGCCCAATTACTCTCGGCGTCGTATGACTTTTGCCTTTCGGAATCCCTCATTGGATTCCTCTCGGTATGTGCTGCTCGCAGTAGGCCACCGGCATCCGGTATCCAGATGCGGACTTCTCGATGGCGGTCACGACGGCTCGATTGCCTCTGGTGCGCTCCACGGTGCAGCGGTTACACATCCTTGGCTTGCCGTCAGACCACAGGGCTCCACGCTTGAACCACTTGATGGTGACGAAACTTCGATCTGTCACTTGGGTCTCCTTCCCAGTAGGTAATATCACCCTAGCAGATTAGGGCGGAGACCTCAAATCGACTATTCGTCTGTTGAACTTTCTTCGGCTTCAGATGACTCGTTTTCGGCGCCATTCTGAGATGCCTCAGTTACCTCGGGCTCGGATTCCTCGATTTCCTCTGGACCGAGTTCTTCAAGCAACGCGACTTCCTCGGGCTTCAGTCCCAGCTTCTTGATGATGAACTCGTAAGGCATCCGCAACTCCATCATCCTGACGGCATCCTCCAAGAGAGCAGAGCGGTAGTCAGCTTGGAGATCCTGCCAGATGACCTCGCCAGCAGGAAGGGTCAGAGTGGGGTCGAGCGTCATCGCTTTGGCTGTCAGCCGAACCACTTTGTACCAACTGTTGCCGAGGCGCTTCTGCTTCGACTGAGCCTTGTCGATGAGAGGCTGATCTTCCACCCGTAGCGCGTCACCAGAGGGAGCGTCACCACGACCTCCACGGTCGGACTGGAAGAACATTCGCACAGGGGTCTTGGTGGTGAGAGCAATGTGCTGCAAGACCATCTCTATGTATTTGACGTAGGGGTCGAGGTCGGTGGCCGAGAACTCCCCAATGGACGACAGGATTGGTTTGCCCTCTGCATCAAGGACATGAGGCAAGTGCCAAACACGGCCAGGATGGTTCGACCAGCCACCCACCGGCTCGTCCGCATTGGTCATCATTACCTTCTGCCTCATGGCATTGAACTCGGCGGCGCCGAAGCCCGAAGTGAGCAAGTAGTTGATGCCATCCTGAAGGGGGATGACTCCCTTGATCTCAGAGCCTTTGCGATTGGAGAACTCGACCACTGGCACTTCACCTATCGGGTTGGGAAGCGGCCACGGCTCACCGTCTACAAAGAATCGCTCCAGCCCAGCGTTGGGGAGGGACAGGGGAATGTCTGTGCGGTTGGTCGCCTCATCGGTGCCACGCCATTTCTCGATTCGATCAGCGAAGTAGAGATTGATGCGAACCACACCCGAAGATGTCACCCACCGCTTGATCGCCCAGACAGGAATTCGGTCATCGTCATCGGCGTACTTGATGCGGACGTTCTGGGCCGGTTGCCAATCGAAGCGGACACCCAGATCTTCGTCGGGCCAGATGATGGCGTAAGCCCGAGACTCAACCAAGACCCCCTCATGGAGTTCCTCCTGTTCCTCATCGAAGTCGTTGCGACGGAGGGCATCAAATATCAAGCCGCTGAGACCCTCAAACCCTGGAATGTTGATGCCTATGACCTCTAGCTTGTCGAGGACCGCATCAACTACCGGCCCACACCAGTTAGAGACCAACCCGTCAAAAGAGTCGCCAAAGGTCTCCTTGAAACGCTCTGAACCGTATGACAGCAGTTGCTCCCCGTCGTAGTAGCTGCGGAACCTGTCGAACTCAGGAAGGTCCATCGCAAGTGCTTCGGTCTCAGATCGGAGGATGGCTTCCGACTGTGAGAAATCGGGGGTTTCGTCCTCGATGACATAATCAATGGGAAGGGTCAATGTTCTGAAGCCTTTGGCTGAGACATGTAATCCGGCAACACTTTAACGATGGGCGAGGTCGTTGTTTGGGTGATCCCACAACGGTTGCAGATGAGCGTCATTTTGTGAGTGTGGAAATCGAATTGCTGGACAGCCATCAGGTGGCCGTGAAGCCGACAGGTCAAACGCTGAATGAAAGTTGCCTTAGTGAATTGCGGCACGCGCCGGTCCCTCCATTCTCATCTCCTTAGCCATAGCGAACAGTGTGCCAGAAGTGGCGTCAAGTTGGTCGTCGTGAGGGCCACCCTTGGTGTTCCCGGTGTAGAGGACTGCTTCGTCCAAGAAAGGCTCGTTCCAGCCACCTATCACCATGAAGAAGCGACCCTCCTGGGCACGGGTGGCTAGAGCCCCTATCCGCTCGGGCTTGGGGCCAGTCAGCCACATGCCTCGCACTTTGTACGCAGCCAGGACATCCTCTCGGTAACGCTGGACGACGGCCTTGCCAGAAGCCCCACGTTCCTGCTCGATCCAGACTGGAACGGCAAAACCATCCTTGGAGGCTACCGCGCGGATGTTGTCCTCCACCTTGCCCGACTTCTCACGAAAACGGCTGATGTCCTCCAAATAGTAGAACGGGCCGGTTGGCTCGATCCCTTCCTCACGCATGGCCTCGGCATAACGCTCAGGAGGGTTGTCAGAGCGTGAGACGAGAGATCCGGCTGTCCAGTCAGGGTCAGGGTCGAGTTCTGACGGTTCTGATGCAGCCAAGTCCCAATAACGAATGCGCATGTTGACTTCGGGGATCTCGTCGGCTGTGATCGGTGAAAACCAGTTGGCATCGAAACGACCACCCTTGACCTGAGCATCCCAGTCACCTTTGCGAAGCTGGGCGTAAGTAACGGCCCCAAGTTGATCGAACGACTTTTCATAGGTCTCGATGTCCAGATGAGGGTTGTCCTCCAGCTTGGAAAAGACGAAGGCTCGTTCAGGGTCGTCTCTGGGACCGAAAGGAAGGCTGAATCGCTTTTTGACCCAAGAGTGACCGGGACCGCCAGGGTTGGTGGCCCCACGCATCCGAATGGGCACATCAGAGTCCTTGATACGCCGCAATCGGGAGAACATGTAGAGATAGGCGTTTTCGGGGAACTGGGTTAGCTCGTCAAACCC